TTATTCATATAAGGAAGCTAAGTAGGTAAGTAATGTTTGGATATCAGTATTTTAAAGAGGTTCTTGAAGAAAACCTCAGACATGCTAATAATAATGATGAAGAAGCAAAAAAGTGGTTTTTATCACATATTAAATTTTTGCTTCAAGATAAGTATGATGAAACCATAGAAGATATTATTAATGCAACATATGATGTAGCACATCACAAAGGCTGGTGGGAAGCTGGCCATTAAGGAGAAATAAGATGATTAGACCATCTAAATATAAAGAATTATGTAATTATATTCTTGGAAAATGCACATTTGACGAACGACCAGCTAATCCTGTATCAACAGGTGAACGTCTTTTAACAGAAGATTATTATATTGACTGTTTAGTCAATGATGTAAAAGTTGCAACGTTACATGTTTCGAAAGATTTATCATCGTATGCTTCAATTTATACCAATGACAATGGTACTGGTGTAATTTTTGCTAGTTTCGGATTTACTTTGAAACATGCATTAAAGAAAGCAAAAAGAAATATTGATTCAGAACGAGATAGACTGTTTGCTATGTATTCGAAAATTACTCATAAGATTGGTTCTAGTCGTAAGGATATTACTACTATGATTCAATATCTTACAGATGTCGAATTCAGCACAGATAGTTATTTGTTTACTAATCTGATGAAAGCCGTATTTGAAGCAGCGTGTCAGAGTAATCCAGAATTATATGATAGTTCTGTGAAGATATTGACTGAATACTTTTCTTCAAAGGTTGTCCGATAAAAAAATTATTTTTTTAGGGGTTTACAAGAACAAAACAATTTACTATATTTAACAACGTAAAAAACAAAACAAGAATAGCAAAAGCGGTTCCTATAACCAGAGGAATAGCTTAGTTGGTTAGAGCGTTCACCGCAAGGTGAAAGGTCGTCGGTTCGAATCCGATTTCCCCTACCATCAAGTTTACTGCTCGCTATTTTTTAACAAAAACAGGAAAAAATTTTTTATATATAATATAAAGGTTAAGAAAATGACTAAGTTTGTAGTTGACACTCATGATTTCGATACTCGCCGCGATGGACGAGGTTTCGGCAAGCATGATAAGGATCGACATAGACACAGGGTCATTTAGTATTTAACTGTATAAAGTTTTAAAGAATGATTCCTGTGTAAAAACAGGAATCTTTTTTATTTTGGTCTCATCGTTTAATGGATGGACACCAGCCTGTCACGCTGGAGGTACGGGATTGTGACCCGTTGAGACCGCTAATAGCATATGAAGTTCCTATTTTTGGATTGCAAATCTAGTATTTTACTTCTCGCTATTAATTCGGGGTCGTAGTTCAATTTGGTTAGAGCGTCAGATTGTCGATCTGAAAGTTGAGGGTTCAAGTCCCTTCGATCCCGCTAAATATACTCCCGTAGCTCAATCGGAATTTAGAGCGCCATGCTACGAACGTGGAGGTAGTTGGTTCGAAGCCAACCGGGAGTACTAGAGTTGTCATGCTCAACAACTTTAAATAAATGAGTTTCTGGAGTTTGTAAGTAGCTTCTGCACAAGACCAAAAACTTACATTTATGCCTCACTAACTCAATTTGGTTAGAGTACCTGCCTCTTAAGCAGGGAGTTCAAGGTTCAAGTCCTTGGTGGGGTACGAAATGCCCCAGTGGCGCAATTGGTAGCGCAGCGGACTCTTAATCCGTGGGTTGAAGGTTCGAGTCCTTCCTGGGGTACGAAACTAGCCTTCTGTTTTTGACAAGCGCAGATGGATTTTACGAAGGCCGGTAGATGTAACCGTTGGCGCAACATCATTTATGCGGTGGAAGTTTTGCTGGCTTCTCGTGTCCGACACCGGGCAGATAAAAAACCAGCATTTATGCGGTAGTAGCACAACTGGTAGTGCGATTCCTTGCCATGGAATAGGTTGTGGGTTCAAGTCCCATCTACCGCTCTAAAATATGCGTTTATGGTGTAGTGGTAACATATAACCTTGCCATGGTTGTGTCTCGGGTTCGAATCCCGATAGACGCTCTAAAATTTTTATCCCCTCAGTGGTGTAATTGGTAGCATAACTCCCTGTGACGGAGTTGGTTCGGGTTCAAATCTCGGCTGGCGGACTAAAATATGCGGCTATAGTGTAACTGGCAACACGATAGTCTTCCAAACTGTAGTTTCGGGATCGTACCCCGATAGCCGCTCTAATGAATTATATAGAATTAAATGATAAAGGTAAGCTCGGAAGCGACGAGCAAAAACTTGCCGACTATTTTGGAGTCGGCAATTATACTACATTCTATAAAAAACATTTTATACAAAATAGATTTAGTATTACAAAAGACGATTTTATTGCTGGTGTTATTCCAGTCATGTTTTCGGCAATGAAAAAACTGGGTATCGAATATAAACATGACGATTATCCAGAACAATTAAGAAAATATCTTTATCGTAAAATTTGGGAAACAAAACTTGGTTATATAAAAGATAAAGTATTTAATGAATACTTAATTAATCCAATTTTTATAAAACCAAAAGATAAATTAAAGAAATTTACCGGATTCTTATTAAATTCAAGAGATGACTGGTTTCTTACTGACGGTGCTGCAGATGGAACAAATATTATTTGTTCGGAACCAGTTAAATGGGTTACAGAATATCGTATTCCTGTAATTAACAAAATTCCTAGAGATTATTGTAATTATTTTGGAAATCCAGATATACAGGTAGATAAATCGGTTGTCCAAAATATGATTGACGATTGGACAGATTCTCCTAAGGCATATTGCTTGGATGTAGGAGTTTTAGATACTGGAGAGACTGCTTTAATAGAAATAAATGATGCGTTTAGTTGCGGTAGTTACTCAATGAGTGCTGAAACCTATGGTGATTTACTGACAACGAGATGGAATGAGTTAAAAGGTTGACGAGAGTCAATCTTTTTTCTATATTATAATCAAAAGTTATTAAAGGAGTAAATCATGGGTGCATTAGTATCGAAAGAATACGCAAACGAATTGTTAGAAGAACTCAAAAAAGCTGCAGAAATTAATCCTGCTATGTTTAATCAAGAAAAGATTAAAACATTCTATGAAGACCTTTATGGAACTGGTGATCAGGGAATTGGACAAGTCTTTGCTGCACTTGACCATGTTTATGAAGAAGAAATCCGTTTTACTGACGAAGAAATTAATGAAATCAAAAAGGTTGTTGGAAAACACGGTTTTGAAATTTTAGAAGAATACAAAAAAGAACCAAAAGAAGAAGCAAAAGCACGTTTAGGAAATGATTACAATCCGGTTCGTGATGATTATAGCTTTATTGGTAAGCTTGGTGAAAAAGAATTTGTTTTTCATGTATGTAAGTTGAAAAAGAAAAATGGTGGTTTTATTGAAGATGCAAAAAACGGATTAGTTCCGATGTATAATATTAATCAGTTTTGTGCAAATGAAAAAACGACTAAACATTATTTTACTACACCTGCTGTTCAATTTATTATGTTTAATTATATTGACGCAGATTTTAAGGAAATGGTAAAGTGCCTCGATGCTGGTTTAAATTTAAAGCAATTTGAACAAAATAATAATGATGATTATTATCATGTAGTTAGTGCACTTGAAGATTTGGAACTTGAAAAAGGTAAAAGAGGTAAAGTTCGAAGTCGTTTGAATATTCTTAAGAAATATGAAGAAGAATTAGAAAAGAAGAAAACTAAAAAGAAGAAAAAATAATGCGGTGTTGTAATTGTCGATACTGTTATGTAGATTCCTGGGATGAAAGTGATTGGAATTGTGGTATCTTTGGTAGTGATGCTGAAGACATGATAACTGAAGATAAAAATGGAGACTTTGGCTGTAGGTATAATTCACGGTTTCTTAAGAAAAAAGAACGAGAATTAGATAACTGGTGGAAAACTGAACAAATAAAACAAGCCGAAGCGATGGAATTAAGGCAATCATTGAAATCAGTTCCTAAAGGAATTATAAAATTAGAAGGTGCTGATAAAACTGACCTTCTTGATTACTTTGTAGTGATTAAATAAAAATAGCGGGTTTTTAACCCGCTTTTCTTTTATTTACTTCCTATAAATTCTACTGCGTATTCTTGTTCAAAGAACGCTTGACCATAATATCTAATCATTCGTTCTTTCCATTCATCATCTCTACCTGGAGTACAATCCCAACGAATTTTAGATGGAATAAATGAATTTTCACCATTAATAGCACGTTTCCAGATTTCATAGAATCCATGATCAATACCATGTGGCGTAGAGATTAAAATCATCTGTGCATCTCGTCTGCCAGTTTGTGTAGGAAATACAGACATTAAGAAATTATCAAAATCAGACTTTCTCATAAATGCTGCTTCATCTAATATTAATAAATCTATAGAACGTCCTCTAACTGCACTACTAGAGCAAGAAACTGCAATTATATAAGAATGATTTTCAAATTGTAGTCTTTCGTTACAATTAGTTGTTGCAAATGGTCTCATAAATTCTGGGAGATTACAATATATTTCCCTTATTTTATGTAAAATTTCTTTTGCAGCATCTAATTTATGACTCGTTATTGCAACTGATTTGTCTGGATTAAAAATTATATACCAAAGAGCATAAATTGCAATAATTGTAGTTTTTCCACATTGTCTAGGTGCTAGGACAATTTGATTTCTCCGTCCATCACTTTCTGGTTTTAATCCATCAGAAAATTTCTTAAGTAATTTTTTCTGAAAGGAATATGGTTCGAAATTATCTAAACCATGATCAGTTAATATTTTTGCATAACGTGAAAATTGTAAAACGCTTTTTGAACATTTCTTTAAAATGCTTATTTCTTTTTTATTCATTTTGTCTTCTTTAATTTTTAATGTTTACCTTCGGATAATCCATGTCTCATGACATCTCATGTTCCTCCGCTATGGGTTTTTGAAGGAAAACCCTTCCGCCTTTATGGCGTACTGCACTGTCGTCTGACAATGCGTTTTTGGAAACCTGAACGTTTTATTTATAAAACTGCCTATTTACAAATATAGTTATTTTTACTATATTATATGTTAAGAATATTATCTTATCTGATTTTTTTAGGAATAATAATGTTTAAGAAATTTCAGGAATACACAATTCATTTCTTCTATGATCAAAGTTCTTCGGATAGTTTTACTTTTTTCGAAGCAATTTTTATGATTTTGCTGCTTGCTGAGCTTGCATCTCCTTTTCTTTGGATCTATGCTATTTTTAAAATTGGATTTAATCCAGTTACTATTTCTTGGGGCGTTTCTACATTGACCTATTGGTTAACTTTTGGTTTGGGATATTATCTTTCAAATTCTAAACCACATCTTAACCGAGTTAAGTATGATAAACTTGACCTCGAAGATAAACGATTTACACTTAAACTG